TATTATCGTATGTCATTTTTCGTATATAATTTTTTTTACTACACACCTTGGATAGCAAGATATATTACCAACAGATAACTTGTTACCATCATAAGAATAACTACTAAATATGGTAATCTTCTTCGGAGTTTTTTCATACAAGTATCCTATATCCTCACACCAACTAAAATTAAAATCATCAACATCTTGTAGATCATCATACCATTGAGAACTACTACAAATGTCTTGCCAAATTACTCGAACCTTTTTGTAGGGTAATTTATTTTTGGGTTGCTTCGTAATAGGCTTCATACAAATCCTTATAATCTACTTCATTGTTAGTAAGTTGTTTTATCTTAGCTACAATATGTGGCTTTGGAAAACGCTTGTCATTCTTAACTGTCAAGCAAATTCTTTGAGCAGTAGTCGCAGGATTTATACCTTTAAACCCTAGCTTTAAACCTAGATTATAATAAGATAGTTTTTCTTTGAGTCGCCAATCGTTTAGTTTCATTTGATTTCCTTTGTTTGTTATATTTTTAGGTTATATATACATAAGATAAAAGGTTTGACAACTATTTTATTTAGTGTATACAGATTTAAAAATAGGAAGGAAAAAAATGGATAACGAACAAATAAAAAGATCATTCTCAATATTCAATGGCGGTGATGGTTTAGATCATTGGTCATACTCAAGCACCTCTACCCCTATGGCTAAGAATTTAATTTCTTATTCGTTCCCGCAAGAAGTTAGAAGGAAGTTTCCTTTTAGATACAAACCTAACTTTGGTAACTTAGTTAATAATGTGGTGCAGAAATTAATTGCAGATGTAATTTATAAATCAAAAACAATTAAAGAAACAGAATGGGATAGAGATTATAAAGTTTGCTTTGATAGTGAAATTGAAATTTTAAATCAAAGTCCGCCAGTAGATGAGAAGGATAAGCAAGGCAGACAACAGATGATTAAGTTTGCAGAAGATTGTATTCCAATAACAAAAAAAGTTGTTAAAGATTTATTAGGCGATGACAAGTTAGTTTGCGAAAGATATGTTGAAGTTAAAGAAGAGTTAATGATTAAACCAATACTAGGTAGAGTAGACTACGAAACTAAAACAAAATTTATAGAACTAAAAACTAAGCCACCTAATTTAAAAAAGGTTAAAGGTAAAGATGAGTGGAACATGATCACTCAAGAACTACCAACCGAACCAACGATTGAGAATTTAACACAGACTTCATTCTACTTTATAGCAACTGGGAAGATACCCTTCTTAGTTTATGTTAATGACAAAGATTATATTATCTTTGATCAAAGCCATGAGTTGATGAAGGCAGATCATTTAGAATTTTTGTATAACAAAATGGTACAAAAAATTTTAACATGGGAGAAGATGATTATGTTCTGTGATGGAGACATCAATCAGTTAGCAATGATGTGCGAACCACCAGATCTAAATCATTTCTTTTACTATAAAGATCTAGCAGAAGAACAAAAACAATTAATAACCAAACTATGGGGAATGACATATGAAAAATAATATATATAAAAAACTACACAACGCTTGTATCAATGCAGGTGGTGTTAAAAAAGCAGAGAAGGTTAGAGGGATGCACTTCAACCCACTACTGCATGATGCGGTACAAGAAACTGCAACTCAAGCATTATTGGATCAAGGATTATATCCTACTTGTAGTTATAAAACTGAATTGAATGAGAAGTTTGTATTGGTAACTTGCACCATGACTATTCACGATGTTGAAAATCCAGAAACATCAGTAACGATTGATGGATGTTCAGCAATGGGTGGATTAGATAAGTTTGGAACAGGTCAAGCCATGTCTTACTCAAGAAAATATGCTTTCTTAAATCTGTTAAATTTAAAAACAGGTATTCAAGATGATGATGGTTACTCAGCGAAACCATTTAAACAAAATTCTGTGGGAGCAACTACAGGATCTGTACCAAATAATGGTATGGTAAATAACAACCGACAAGTAAGTCGATAAAGGAGAAACAATGTCTGAACAATCAGAAAATATATATATCAATCTAGTTAAGAACCCTAAGTGGGATGGTGTTGAAAGTAATCAACCTATCTATGTTGGTCCGCCAAATGTGGAAGCACAACAAAAGGGTAAGAACTGGACCATTGGTGCTAAAATCAATGGCGTTTGGTATAACCAAGCTGCGTTCCCAACTAAAGATAAGAATGGGAATAAAGTTCCAGGTGGATTAACAATTAAGTTAACACCTTCTGGTGCAGGTAAAAAAAATGACTTTGCATCTGGATCAAGTAGTGGTAATGATGAATATACTTTTTAACTTAGGCTAAAAAGTATCTAGCAGGGTGGGGTTTTTTTTCCCTTTCTATTCGTTTCCCCACCTTGCTAAAAAAACAGAATAAATATGAGCAAGATAACAGACTTAGATAAAAAAATTAAAGACAGTATAGTTGAGGATCGTCAAAAAGATTACGGAGATTACCAACATAACTTTACTATCCTTGCAGAAATGTTTACATTGGTATTGTTTGATAGTTTAAAAAAACGAATCAAGCCACACCAAGTAGGTCATATCATGATGGCATTAAAATTATTTAGATCAACACGAGGTTATAAGGCAGATAATTATCACGATCTATCTATCTATAATGATATGGCGTTTGAGTTACACAAAAAAGATGTTGCCAAAAAGGATAAAGTATGACAAAATTTAAAAGAATTATCAATGGAGAATGTCATTTTGAAATGATCGAACTCTTTGATGATGTACAAAAAGCTGCAAACAACTCGAACAGAGGAGAGTTTGTAGAATGCAAGATCCATAATCTTAGATTTGATTTTGCAAAAGTAACAAAGGAGCATGATGGAAAACATCAAGATGCGTCTGCAAAAGCTGAAGGATCTTCAAGAGAAGAAACATCAGAAGTATCTGGAAGCGAAACAAAAAGTAAATAAGTATCAACAAGATTCTTATAGATTACTTTGGGAAATTGAGCAGACAAAAGAACAGTTAATGGCAAGTTAAGTTATTAACTTTATAGTTGAAAAAAAAGAAAGAAAACAGTAGGGGATCTATGACCATAAATGTAAGTGAGCATTACAAAAAACACATTAAAAATCTAAACAACAATCATTTTATCTACAAGGTTAAGAAAGCATTTTATCTTCTCACGAACCAAGAAGAAAGATTATATGAGGTAGGGTTCTCGGAAGGATTTTTATATGCAGCTAAAGTTCTGCAAGAAAAAAAAGAAATAGTAGATAGCAACAAAAGAGTAATTGGTGTTGGATATAAAACCGCCAACCCAAAATTAATTGATAAAGCATTCGATCATGTGTGCTCTAAGTATTACATTGGTAAGAAAACTTTACTAAGTAAGGATAGACACAGAGAGATTGTAAGAGTTAGAAGCATCATGCACAATCTTTTATTTGAAGAGTTTGGTATTAGCATATCTTCTATTGGTAGATACTTTAATCAAGATCACACCACAGTTTTATATTCATTAAACAATAAACAAAATCAAACTAGATATTGGGGAAGGGAGTATTCAATATGGCAGGAGTACGAAGAAATAAAAAAGGTATTGTCGGAGTCAACTGGCATTTAAAGTTAAGATTAAAGATAGAGACTTTAGAAAACCTAGTTGATAAACTGTATAGAGAAAATCAAAAGATGAAACGAAGATTAGAAAAGCACGAAGGTACTAGAAGTACAGTTAATTATTATAACAATAAAACTATTTCTTCTTCTTAGGAAAACCCATCAGCATATTCTTATATGCTTTATCAGAGATAGTAGATTTCTTTTTAGATCTACTGATCCCTTTTTTCTTTCGCTGATTGATGTTGTAGTACAAACCTTTTTTTGGCATTAGTATTTACCTTTTGATTTCATCTTCATACCTTTTTTCTTTGCGTATGCTTTAGCTTTTTTCTTACCAGTAGCTGTGTAACTGAACTTCTTTTTTCCTACCATTGGCATTTTGTTTCTCCTGTTGTTGTTGTTTGTATTTTAATTCACAATAGTTATCAAAGCAAGAACCATCTTTACCATCATGGCAAAAGTATTGTTTCTTGTGAGTAACTATCCATCCACCTTCATTACTTAATAATTGTTTACCGCACTCTTTGCAGTAACCACAAACTAATACTGTTGATTTCTTTTTAACCCAAGACTTTTTTACCATGCTTTGCAGCTCCAATATCTAGGTGTTAGTTTATTGGTAGCTGTAGAGCATTTGTGTCTAGCTCTGAAACTCTTTCGTCTTGCAGGTATTTGTTTCTTGATTGACATCTTTGGATCGCCAAATCTAACTAGCTTAACTTTCTTCCCTACCTTTGCAAGAACAGCAGATTTCTTTTTAGCACCTGGAGTTCTCTTAGGTTTATTGTAACCAGAAAATCTTTCGCCTCTATATGTTATTGCCATTACTTCTCCTTGATAATTCTTTTTATAGTTATACTCCCATCAATATTTTTTTCAATCTCTGCATTGACTTCTCCACACATGAATTGTTTATTATTCATACTCATATTTCTTGTAGCTTCTCGTTTCATTTTTAAACAAGTAGATAAGTTATCTTGTATTCTATGCTCAACAAGCTCACCATTAATAAACAAACATAATGCAAATACTAACTTAGTGATTCCCATTGAGTTTACCCAAGTTAGCTCTTACTGAGTCTTTTAATTTTTCTACATCAATTAAAATTTTATCTATATCTTTTTGTAGTCTTTCAATGTTTACTTTGTTTGTCATGTTTTGTTCTTGAGTCTTTTCTAATTTTTCTACTTGAGCTGCTATGTGTTCTAGCAACATGAACTGTTCTTGATCGATTGGTTTTTGTACTGAAGCCTCAAGCAAATCTTGTTCAAAGAGTTGGTTCTTAGTTTCTAATTGATTAAGTCTTTCAATCACTCCAAAACTAAACCATGCACCGACAACGATTGCAGAAATTAAACCTATTAAGTTTCTAAGTGGTAAACCAATGTTAGTATTCTCATTGATTTTCATTTCGCAACTTTACCTTTATTCACTCCCTTTTTAATTACATAATCTTGTGTACCATTAGCACCATGGTTTACTTCTTTCTTTAGAAGTTTAAAGATTTCTAGTTCTTTTAATTTCTTTTCTA